AACTTTTAGATTTTCTACTTTTGCTATACAAAGGCAAGTTATTTTGTACATCTAACAGTGGATTAAATGCTTGTGTACTTGTTGGATACCCATGTACTTCCATTACCTTACTGTCTTTTGTATTCTTTTTTACAGCACTTTCAAAAAAGTCATGACCAAAAGCATCATATACTTTTTCAACATTTTCAAAGTGTATTTTATCCTTTGGTGTTACAAGTATATAACCTTCTTTGTTCTTTTGTAGTGTGCCTACTTTTTGTCCATAGTTTTGTACAATCCAAAACTTATTAGGTACAAGTTGTTTTGCTTCTAGTTCTTTAGACATATTGTCCTCCGTATTTTGCAGTTAACGGTTTAGCAAACGTTTCTGCTTGTTCTGTAATTTTGTTAAGTTCATAACTATTCGCAAATTTAATTAAACGAATACCTACTTGTGAAATATTTTTTTGTGCATCAATACCTTGTGCAATAGTTTGCCCTATAAGTTCTTTTACTTCAGGAGGTTGTGCAGATAAATCACAAAGTGTAACGTTACGTGTATAGTCATCTAAAACTCTGTGTTCTTCTCCTAAATGATCTGTCCAACGTTGTAACATAAGGTTATTCCAATTGAAGCCTTTTGTTGTTCTATCTTCATATGCTTCTAGTAAGCCAACTTTGTTTTTAGTACCTTTTTTACGTACACCTGGATAAGCACTAAACACATTATCACTAGTATCACCTCTCATACATTTTTCAAACAATAACCACTGCGGATCAGGTGCACCTTTAGGTTCTTTAGTTTTTTTATCTATAACTTCTTTACCTTTTTCATCAAAGTAACCTTCGTGTGTAATAGTTACTTTTTGTACACCATTATATTGTTTTACATTAGGAGCAATTAGTTGTGCAAAGTCTCCATCAGTTGAAATAATCACATGATCATCTTTAGGATGTGATTGTATCCAACCAGCAATAAGATCATCTGCTTCAAGTTGCTTATGTTGTAATACAGTACAATTTGTTTTATCATTTAAGAAGTTTTTAAAGTCATCAAATGTTTCCCAGAACACTTTATCTTCTTCTTGTTGTGCTTCTGTTAGTGCATCTCTAGTTTCCTGCCTATTTCTTTTGTAAGGCTCATAAAAGTCTTTACGCCAACTTCTACCTTCTAAACAAAATACAACATGACTACCATTAAAGTCTTGCCATGCTTTTCTAATACTTTGGAATGTTGTATGTAAAGCCATACCAATTTTCATATCGGCATCGCCTCTTACAGCATGTCTTGCCCTAAAAAATGTATTTGCAGTATCAACTAGTATATAAGTCATGCTTTCTCCGTTAAATATTTGTCTGTGTACCATTTTTTGAATGTTGGATTTTCTTCCATCACTTCAACTACTCTGTTTATAGGCACTTGTTCGCTTCTAATAACATCTGCCCAGTTCTGATATTCTTCCTTTTTTACCCATTCAACCATAATATCTCCTTATACAACATTAAAACTGACTGCAATTCTATCACGTTCTTGTTTTTGTTGTGCAACACTGTGCTTTAAGTACCCAGGAAATATGTTTAACATACTTGTACTAGGCTTAAAACTTGCTTGTGTTGTATTAAAATCGTTATATTCATTAACAACATTACTTGCCCAATGATTTTCAAATGTAGATGGACTAAAAAAGTTCAAAGAAGCATCATCTTCTTGTGCTTCTACATAATACACACCACTCCAAATAGCAGGACTATGTGTATGAGTTTCATGATAACTGCCTTTTCTATTAATCGCAAACCACATATCTCTTATTTTAAATTCATGTTCTTTTGTAAAACCCATAAAGTCATTAAGATTCCTTATATTATCTATTAAAAAATCTACAAAAGGTTTCATTTCATCATACTCAATTAAATGTTTGTCTAGTTTCTTATTATAACTGGTATAGTAGTTGTCTGTCAAGTGAAAAGATGTATTATCCATAGGAAAATCTTTTTCAATCCGATAAAACAAGTCTTTCATATCGGAATTGAACTTATCTCCTTTGTCCCAAACCTTACGTGCTAGAACATTTGGAAATAAACCTACAATTTCCCCTTGTTGGTTCATTAACTAATCTCTGATTTACCGTCACCAATGTTTTTTGTGTTTATGTAACCAGCACCCATTTGCGAGTCTGGTGTTGCAACACCTTCATCTTTAGCAACATTACCACACAGTTCTTTAAACCATGCATCAACAATTTCTTCTTCTGTTTGACCTTGATAACCATTTACTCTAAGTTCTTTAATAAAGTATTCGTTCCAGTCTAGTTCAAAAAAACCATTACGTGGATTATTGTCCTTCATTTCTACATTAAGAACTGTTACGTAAGGCTCTTTCTTTTTTGTTGCTTCTGCTTTAGCATCTGTTGTTTTTTCTTTAGATACTGTAGCAGGGATTGCATTTTTAGTAAACATATTTTTAAGTTTATCTAACATTCCATCTCCTTTCATTATTTTACACTCCTTTTATTTGATTCCATGTTGTTTACAAACACTCTAACAAGTCTTGATATGTCAACTTCTTCTCTTTTCAAAGTTTTAGGATTTGTAAAAATTACTTTGCTTTTGTTTGCTTCTAATTGTATTCCTATATTAGACGCAACAACAATAGCATCATCTGTATTCTTTCTCCAATCGTGTGAACTATATTCAGTCATTACATGTATTTCCTTATTTTATCTAGTTTATCTTCCGGCTTTTCACTTATACCGTCTATGTCCTCATACTTGATATTACTCTCAGGAGCAATAGTTTGTGTGACAACATCTTTGTCTTCTTTGTTAAATTTGTCTTTTAAAAAAACAAATATATCTATTATAGAGTAAACTACAAAAAAAGTAATAGTAAACACTAGTAAAATAAATGTATGCAGAAGTTTAGCAAGTCCGCTGAATAAGTTTGTTTTACTCCATTCAACTGCTTTGTCTTCTGCTTCAAACCAGATAATTTTTAATTTGTTCTTAATCATGTTCCAATGGCGTTGCCGAACAAGTATACATGTACTCTTGCCGCCACGTTATATCCTCTCTTAAATGCTTTTTCTGCTACCTTGCCTGCACCCGCAGTTTGTTCTTCTTCCCTTGCACCTGTAGGCATAATCCATACTGGCCAATCAACACCTGCATCTCTAAACTTTGCAACTGCTTCTTCCATTTCATTCCATTCTCTATCTTTATCGCCTACAACAAATTTAAGTTGTCCTTTACTACTTACCTTTGCATATTCTGCAACTATTTCAGGCTTAATTGCTTTCTCAGGTTTTTCACCTGACACTGTAAATAATTTTGGACTACAACTAAAAAATATTTCTGTATCAATACTGTTTGCCCATTCAATAAATTCAGGACGTAATTTTTGTGTACCATTTGTTTCAAATGTCATGCTACCTGGCAAGTTGTTCTGTCTTTTAAGTTCATTGTATATTCCTACAACTGCTTGTTGTCCTGTAATCATCAAAGGCTCACCGCCTGTAAAACAAAGATGTTGATTAAACTTACTTACAGGATGTAAAAACTTACCTTCAGGATTGCTATCATTTTTAATACAATCTACAATTTTATTAGCAAGTGTACTAGGAGTTTCATGTCCCATTAACTTTTTAAACTTCTTTGCCCAAGTGTAACTGCTATCACAACCTTTTTCCCATACAGGCAAGTCCTCAACACGTTTTACACTATCAACATCAAAGTCCTCAAACGGCAATTCATATGTATCTGGATTAGTTGGATCTAATTGTCCAAACCCATTACATTGTAAATTGCACAAGAAGAATCTAATCCAAGCAGTCGGAACTCCTGTGTAATGTCCTTCTCCTTGAATACTATAAAATATTTCAGAATAGTAAAACTTTTTTTCTATTGTTTTACTAAAGTCGTGTTGTGCAAGTGTCTGTATTTTATCGTTCATAGTACTATTATACCTTCTTTCCACCAGGTTTGTCAACCTTTTTAATAGTGTAAGATTGGCCAGGCATATGCTCCTCCCAAACGAGGTCATCTCCAATATCCCAACCCATTTGGTTAAGAAGATCCGTTGGTAGAGGTAAGATTAACTCTTTTGTGTCCGGATCTTCTTCAAGTTTAATTTGCCAACCCATGTCAGCTAAAATGCTTGTCTAGCATTTCAAGTCTATCAGTTGCAGCAGCCATTTTATCCAATTCTTTTTGGATAGTTTCAATAATATCAGAATGCTCACCAATACCAACTACCTGTTGCATGTAGACTTCGATGTTTGCTTTATGCACCTCGATCTCCGCTTCTGCGTGTTTACGAGCTGCACTTACCAAAGTTTCTCTCAATGACATATCCTTTCCTTTTAGTATTTTTGTTTAGATGGAATGACGCCTCTGACGCCTCCTTTCGGATCTTCCATGTCTCCATCTCGACGGAAGATTAAATGTACATGCGGATACATGACAGTTTGTCCTGCACTTACACCTACATTTAAACCTATGTTATACCCTGTAATATTAGTTTTATCACTTGCTACATTATCATAACCCATAGTAACAGCAAAGTTAAAACATTTCATAATGTTTTCTTGTGTTGCTTCTTTAGGTACAATAAGTAAGTGACCTTCGGTTACAGGATACTTATCGCGAAAAACAGTAAAGTCACGTGTATCAACTTCAACGTCCGACCACGGTGCTCTTTGTTCTTCTTTTGCTAATGCCAAAGTATCAGCTTTCATTAAAAACCTCTCCTAATAGCATTATTAAATTCTCTTGGACCTGGAGTAGTAAACTCAAAACCAAATGCATTACCTACATACACTCTACCATTATACTTCATATGTATTTTGTTACCAGCCATAAAAATGTTTAAGTATTCTTTAGGCTCAATACGATCTACTTCTGCTTCAGCGACCTTATCGTTGTCTGTGCATGTAACCATACATTTGTTATCGTAGCTCATAATTACTCCTGTTCTTTTTTATCGTTATCGTTCTTTTCCATATTTTCCATGAGCTTCTCTCCGACAAGTTTGTCTTTAGTGAAACCTAACCATGTCTTAATAAATTTAACCATGTTCGATATACCTCTTCAATTCTTTATCTTCTACATCTGATGGAATGTCATTTTTGTAAAATATTCTGTAACTATCAGAACCATATTTTCCTATACCATATAAATCAGTTGCATCTTCTCCGTTCCAGTTTTCGATCTGGATACTCATTTTATATATTCTTTTTGCTCTTACACGTTGCATACCTAACGGCTCTAATAATTCTTCTAGCATAGGAATAGTGCAACCACGCAATAAACTATGTGCAGTAGGATACCTATCAAACAACTTTGTAAGAACAGGTTTTGTTTGATTCCTGTTTACTTGATTCAAACAAATAACACCGACCATATGTTGCCATACGTTCGACACTTGTTGTTGTACCATTAAATCTTCACGCATAGTCAGCAACATTTTCCCACGGATAAACAAGCCAAACATCTTCTTCTGCTTTGTTTACTTCATGACATGTATAAGTTACTTTATCAAAGTTACTTGCTAGGTTTTCAGTAAGTGTTGCAAATCGAACATTGTGTCCCCATATGTTTTCCCATGCACTACCTGGATAACACCCTGCTGGCCAATCTTGTTTAATCCACTCGAACGTAGCACCAGTGTCATTTATATCATCTACAATAAGAATTTTTTTATCTTCATATGCATCTTCAGCCATAGCGGCATCTGATACTGAACCTACATCATCACGTAAACTAACCTTCAATGCTTCGCAACGTATGCCAGTCATATTACTAATAATAGTAGCAGGAATGTTTCCGCCACGTGTAATACCTACAATATAATCAGGTCTCCAATTGTCTTTATACATCTGATTTACAATACTAACGCACATTTTTTCTACGTCAGCCCAACTGTAGTAATGTTTTTTAATCATTATTTTAAGTATTCCTCGTTATGAATCCATTTACCATTTTTAACAAACCCCCATTGTTGTGCTTTTTTACCCATATAAAAAATACTCCAACAAGGAATGTTATCCCCATTTTCATCTTTTGCAAGTTCTAACCAATGTAAATCTTTTGCAGTACGAAAACGTATACTACCAGGACCACGCCAAAACTTACCTTCTGGTGTGTGTTCCCAATAACCGCCTTTTAAGATTAATGCTCCCCAACTCCATGGATGATCATGTAGTACAGGTTCATCGCTTACTAGGACTTTATGTAATGTGATGTTAAAAGGAAAGTTCTTTCTGTCCTTTAAGAAAAGATAGTATCTAACTAGATAAGGTATTCTACCACTTCTATCATAGATAGTACGCTTACGACCAATCCAATCTAAGAATTTTGTTAACATTTGTGAATATAACCTCTCTTCACATTTTTAAAAGTTTCAGTAACTCTTTTATTATACTCATCTTCATCAACAGCAATGTTGTGAAGTTTAGTTTCCCAAATCCTACGAGTGTCTTCATCCAACCTTTTATTAGCAAGTACTTTTTTAATATTGCTAATTCTATGCAGTTGTTTTGCTTCGGAATAAGGACCCATAAGTATACCTTTCATGTGATTTATCTTGTCTGCTTAATTTTAATCTTTGAACTGTCATGCCATGCTTTGCAGTCATGTCAATTAGTTTAATACCTCGTAGATTATACATCAATGCTTCTGCAGGTGTAAGTGCCATGCAGTCGTCAGCAGTTTTAGGTTCTACTCTACTATATACTCTTTTTTCGTGTATGTTCATACTATCTCCTCAATAATACCGAGGACTTCAGCTAACATTAAACCAACGCCGGCAACCATTATTGGCCACCCCCATTCTTCTAACATATAGCCCCCGTAGATTAAAAATCCACAAGCAACAATTCTAAAAATACTTTTTACAAGACTAACAGCAAAATGATTATCACCTGGATCTCTATTTGCTGGAATAATAATTTTTTCTGGTATTGGCATAGTATTCCTTAACAAGCAAACTGTTGTTGCAGTTTAACATTATCCATAAACTCTTTCTTAGTTGCAGGATCATTTTTAAATGCACCACGTAATACAGTTGTTTGTGTTAAACTGCTATGTGCTTTAATACCTCTGTTTTCGCAACAACCATGTGTTGCTTGTACATAGACACCTACATTTTCACTACCTGTTTCTTTTTGTATTGCATTTGCAATCATAACATTTAGTTCTTCTTGTAGTGTACCACGTCTTGCACACCATTGTGCAATCCTTGTGTACTTGCTAAGACCAAGTAACTTAGGACCAGCAATAATACCAATGTATGCTACACCCTTAACAGTCTGATGATGATGTGAACACAAACTTGTAAGTTCGCTACGCACAACCAACATACCTTCATACCCATCTTCAATGTAGTTAGGAAAACTGCTTGGGTTAGGCATTACATCATAACGCCCACTCATAATCTCATTGATATACATCTTAGCCATACGCCTTGCAGTATCTTGACTGTTAGGATCTGTTTTAGTATCAATCAACAAGTGTTGTAATACATTTTCAAAAGCAGGAATTGCTTCTTCAATAAGTTGTTCTTTTTCGCCTTCACGAAGCACTTCACTGATATTGTCATTGGCCCAATATCTAATGCCTGCTTCTTCTAAACGCTTTTTTATTTCATTTACTTTTTCCATTCATTTTCTCCGATGTTAAGGCAGTGGATTGCCAAATACTAATATTATTGTAACTTCTCTAGTAGACTTTTGCAACTGAAATATTTTTCATTTAACACATCTACCTGTTTATTTAGGCTAGGAAGAAACTTTTTGTAATTTTCTATGTAGTCAATTACACGTTCTTTCACAGCCTCTCGATTGGACATATATCTATTCCAATCTAGTGTCCATTCACTAGGATATTTGAATGGCAATAAACCCATTTCAGTATAGCTCAATCTATCTGGTACCATAGGCAACGCTCCAACGAGACCGCCTTCGTACCAGCTAATACCAAGTGTTTCTTGCAAGTTAGCACTAAACACAAGTTTCGCTTCACCTAGTAAATTATGATATTCATTCTTGCTTAATTGTCTATCTTGACAAACTACCCAATCATATTGTGGAAGTTGATCAGCAAGATCACGGAATATCTCAACTTGCTTTTCTGGAGCAATTCTATGAGGAAACAAAATTAAATCACGCTTCTTCATACCTTTGTACATAGTTAAAGTATTGTCCATGTATTCAAATGGCCAACCAGTTCTTACAACTCTAGATCTATCTAGATCTGGAAATGATTGAAAGAACATATCTATGTGAAACTCTGTTGCAAAATAATTATGATCATAACATTCAAACATGCTACGCTCTGCATTTCTAACCCAAGGTTTATCACCTATAAGTCTACCTAAAAAATCTTGTGGATCATAACTACCAGCATGCCACATACCACCAATGCGAATGTCAACACCCAATAGTTCTGCCATGTAGCGTAATTGTACCACTGTAGGATTCCAGGCATCAGTGTACAGAAAATAATCGCCGTCCTTAACTTCTCCATTACAAAACGCCTCTGCAATTTGTTCTAGTTGTTTACTTTTATAAACATTGGTTCCGCCAAAGTTGAGAAACGCCCCAGGTGTTGTAGCCTGAGGCGTGTCTCCTCCGTTAACTACATGAACATCATGACCGCTGGCTTTTAACAGTTTAGGAAATTCAGTTTTCCACTGTTTAGTGTAACGTGTTTCTACTGCTTCTAAGTCAACAAGCCATATTTTCATCTAGTTTCTCCGTTTGTTAAATTTGTTTCGAAAAGCCTTCTTGTAGTTGTTGCGATTTTCGAAAGCTCTCCAAGAACGACTCTCTTTCTTATAAAGATCTTTTTCATTAAACTTAAAGCCGTTGTAGCGACAAAAGTCTCTGAATGAGTCAAGGTCGTTGAAGATCTTAACCACCTCAGGGCGGTCTTGCCAGTAACCCATTTTAGGTCTCCTTTAATAACTAGCATACTCAATGTGGGCACCGTTCTCTCCGTCTTCGGAGACATCGATGTGGACTTCACGTCCTGGATATTTGTCTGTAATTTGATGCCATAAATCATCAGCCATCATTTCACAGGATTTGTAATC